TAATGGTTGATCATCATCACGGATTCTAAGCCCGCGAGCTTTAAATCCGGCTGGTAAATTGACGAGTGTGCCTGCATCGATAAGCTGTCGTAATATAGATGTTGCGGTTTTTGTGAGACCACCAAGCATATGAATGAGACCAAAACCATAAAAGCCAAGACCAGGCAAAAATTTGTAATGTACGAAATATTGTTTTTTAGTTTTAAGTGGATCTTGCTCATTCCAGTTTCTTCTTATTGATAGAACCTCATTTGAATTTTCTTCTATAGTTACAATATACGGTAAACTAATTCCAGTCTCTTCGCCTGCCTGATTGACATCTTCATATCCTGGTAAATCAAGATCAGTGTGTATTTCTAGTAATGTGTATATATCATCTTTAGTGTAAACTTTTTTCTTACCATCAAGTTCGTCAATTTTTTCTTGAACAGAACTTGGGTCATCATCTGGTGGATTGCCTACTTCTACATCACGGTAAAATCCTGATACTTGAAACTTCCGTAGATCGTTGGCCATCATTTTTACAACGTGGGTAATTCTAGAACATGTCATTAAATCTGTTGCTTGATAAGGAACAACTAAATCTTCTGATGATACAAACTTAGCAACTGGTCTACCTAGTGTATTATCGAAATACACTTTACGGAACGCCGAACCTGACAACGGTAGGTGAAACAACATCTGATCAAGTTCGGGCTCGTACTCTTCCATGACGTGGGTAAGTTGAAAATTCATAAATTCTTTAACACGATTAGATTGTGCATCTACTTGTGGATTAGTTGCACCCATAATCTGTGTTTTTACAGGGCCACCTGCAGGATATAGTTCTTTATAAGATTGCGCTTGAAACTGTGTTACTGATTCTGCAAGTAATGGATGTGATACACCTGATGCACCGGGAAAAGGATTAGTACGGTCATCGTACTTCATGCCTAACAAATCTAAACCTTCAGCATAAGTTGATGACCAATCTTCACGAGAATCTTTGTCACCTTCGTATGCATCAGAAAGTTCTCTTGCTATTACATCAAGATCACCTTCGTCCATGTTGTCAGCAAGATTTTCATTATGTCCGCCCATCATAGGTTGTGATGGACCAAAACTTATAGTAGCGCCACCATCAGCATCTAATTGCGGATCGCCGTCCATAACATCTACTTCTTGCGCTCGTATATCAAATTTCATTTGTTCTTTAAGCGGTAAGTCTCTATCTAATATTGCCATTCTAAACTCTCAATGTGGCTAACCCTTCAGTTGCCTCTGGCCCTCTTGCTTGCGGTCCCATTGTTTTAAAATTAAAATAATCATCTTCTCTTAAACCAAACGGTTGATATTTCATTAACCATGAATCAAGTTCAAGTACAGAAGAATCTTCCATTGCTTGCATAAATACATCGCCCATGCTACTTGCAGTTTTTAGTGTTCCTTCACTTTCAATCATTTCGCGTAATTCCATTGGATCAGTGTCAAATGTTCCAGCAGGGTCGTCAATAAAAGGAGGAGATTGATAATCATCCCCACCGTCTTGAAAACCTATACGGCCGCCTTCAGCAGCCATCTGTATGCTATCTATACCTTGATCAGCACCTGTATCCATTTGTTGAATAACTTGAACAGCCATTGCAATTTCTTCTGGGCTTAATATTGATTGAACTATTTCAATTCCTCTGTCTCCCATACTTTGAATAATTTGTATGGCTAACATAACTTTTCTTTCAGGGTCTTGTTCATCTTGTAACATTGAAACTATCCCTTGTTCGTCGTCCGGCATCATTTCATCGCCGGGTTCTAATATTGGATCACGAATTACTTTGTCTCTATAATCTTCCATGTATGGATCTGGTTCACCGCCAAGGGCCAACCCTACACGGCCGCCAATGTTCATATCATCTCTCATAACACCAGCACGTTTCATTACTTCCATTTGTTGATCTGGTGACATCATTTCAAATTCTATAAATTCTCTGTCAGTTAACCCTTCAGCAAAACGTTCTACTATGTCTTTATAACCCATACCTCCACCTTGAAATCCTACACGGCCACCTGTGTTATATGAACCTGAACCTCCCCATGACTCACCAGTTACTTCTGATATGTACCCTCCGGTCATGTCTAATACTCTTTCTAATGGTATGCCATAGTCCATCAACTTCTGTTGTTCTTCAGTAAGTGGAGGTGTGTAGTCTGGATTCTCTTTAATTTTCTTATTAACTTCAAATATTTTTTTTGTCTGTGCTTGTTGAGCATTATATCTATCTAAAAATTTTTGAAAATTTTGTGGATCATCATAAGTGAAGCGTCTATTAAAGAAATCCTGATCCATTTTGTCTGGTCCATAATCTTTATCTTCCATAAATGAAACAAAACGCTGATAAGAGTCGTCTTCACGTTTTCTCGCCTCTACACCTTCTTGGTCAGTCAGATATTCAAAACCTTCAGATAAAGAATCTAAAAATTCACCCATTAAATCACCTTTTTATTACCCGTATTAATACTAGCACAGAATATAGCAGTTTATTTAGTTTTACCAGAGCTTTTTTTATCTCCTAGTTGTTTCCAAAATTCATCAAGTGCATTATGCTCGCAATTCAAACAGTCACACCCGTCCGTTCTACACGAACCGCCATGACCACAGTGACATTCGTGCTCGCAATGCTTACAAGCAGTCATTACATCCCCCTAAAGACAATAATTACTTGTTCTTTTTCTTAATTCGTTTTTTCATTGCAGAACCACCGCGTTTTAATTTAACGCCGCGTCCTTTTAAAATGTCCTTGCGAGTAACTTTACCATCACCTGTTAGATCAGGAAAAGATTTCCCACCTTTTTTCATCTTAACACGTTTTTTCATAGCAGAGCCGCCGCCTCTTTTCATAACACGTTTTTTCATAGCAGAGCCACCGCCTCTTTTCATAACGCGCTTAACTCTTTTCTTCATTCCCATCATGTCGATATCTCCTATAAGATTGTCGTTTTAACACTGTGCCCTTGTAATAATCCTCAGGCCAGTGGTCATAATAACCAGTCTTGCGTAAATTGTCACTAGCTTTTTCTAGTTCGTCAAACTTTTGTATCAGCACCATCATAAAAGAATTTTCTGGTTCCCAGTCGCCCGTGTCCAAAAACTCTACGTCTTCCTCCTCTTCATCGTCTTCAGGATGTGAGCACATTAGATAAATGTCTTGTGGTACTAGAACACGGTTTAGAATATCTATTACTGAAGCTAGTTCTTCTGGGGTATAACCAATGTCATCGCAAGCAACAATTGCAATCTGTACATCTTTTTCTTTTGCAATCTTAGCACCTGCTATAATTGTATCTTGAAACTCTGCAAAGTTAGTACACTCGAGTATGCGGTAAGTCTTACCAAGTCGCGCACGCTTCGCGTACGGGCACACAGGGACATTACCTAGATGTTCGTTTTTGGGTTCTAAATAGTTCTCGCACCACGCAAGAATGTCATCGGTCATTGTCACGATACTTGTTGAGCTAGGTCTTTCATTAAAGTTCTATATTTTATAACTGTACCGCCATCGGCATACGTATCACGGTACTTTGAGAAGTCTATGGCGCGGCCGCCATCTTTTAAAAGACCTGCTTGCCTCTTTTTAAGAAAATCAGTCATGCCACTTAACACCTCTCCGAATTGTTTAATTTTATAGCTACCATCTGGTTGTCTTATTCTCATTAAAGTTCTTACACCAATATCACTCATGTTCTTGTTTATTTCGCCAAGCTCAACTTGATTTTTTTGTAGTAATTCTGAAATTGTTTTATTTCTATTTTCAGGGGCAATAGCCTTTAATTTTGATGTACTGTTAAAACTTTTTTTACTTCCCTCTGAAATTAAAGCTTGTCTTTTGTCCATCAGTTTAATTAATTTTTTTTCAAACACGTTTTGTTTAATGTTTGCAGATTGAGTAGATGTTTGTGTTGCCCTTAAATTTTTTGTTTTAGGTTCAAAAAGAATGTTCCAGCCTTGTTGAGCTTCCATTGTTTCATCATACACTAAACCATATCTACCTGTTCTTGCTTTAGTGCCGGCCATAACTGTTCCTTGATCATGAAGTTTAGGTTGTGGACGAGTTGTAGAAGGTATTAATGTTTCTTTTTTACCTCCTACGTTAATTGTTTTATCTTTAAACCCTGCTCTTGTAATATCATCAATAACATCCTTAGAACCAGGAGCCAAAGCTACATCAGAAAATCTACCTCTGGTTCTTCCCGGATGGCCTTCATATATTTTTCTATCAAAACTACCTACAATTCTTCGAAAAGCTGAGGGACTTTCTTTTTGTGCTTTCAATAATACGCTTTTTAAATTGTCTACTTGATGATAAGGAACATTTAAATTGTCCACTATGTCTTTTATTGTCATTGTCCTAGCATTAGCAATATAATATTTAATATCGTCAGTCGTTAATCCTTTCCAAATATCACTAGAAGCTTTTCGGCCTTCCATTTTTTTAGTAAGAACTTTAAAACCAGAAAGAAACTGTTTAATTTCAGACTGTGAAGTATCATACTTTGGCAAACTCTGAGCTATAATTTTTGCCTTATTAAAATTAGACCCTCGAAGTGTTCCAGTCCCTCCAAATAAATCTTTAGCAGACATTTTCAAATCTTTAGCAATTTTTGTTTTCAACTCTGGTTTTGTAGCTATCGTAAGTGTGTCTGGATATTCTCTAATGTAGTATAAAAATTTATTTAACTTATCTTTGTCTTTAAATATTTTTTTAAACACAGGATTTTCATTAATATTTATTCTTACAGCGCCGGTATTACTAGGCTTAACAAAATAATAATCTGGAATTATTACTCCTTCCTGTTTAATTAAAGCAAATTCCGGAATATCTTTTCCAGTGTGGTTTAAAAAAGACTCTTTACTTTTTCTAGTAGGGTCAAGTACTTTAATCGGAATATTTTTTAATTGATCGGGAGTATATTGAGAAGAAGCATCAATTTTTGAAGTTAGTCCTCGTTCTTTAAGAGCATATCTTTTATAATGTGAAAGAATTGTCCTATTAGAATCGGTATTTTTCAAACCTAATTTTTTAATAGCGCTTCTTAAAGAACCTCCTGGAGCTCCTTCACTTAAGGTTATTGCGTTTAAAATTTTTTGATAATCACTATTGGGTAAACTTTCCATTACTTTAGGTACCCTAGATAAATTGCCAGTAATAACAGGAGATACATTAGCACCAACACCTGCCACTGGTCGTGGTGCATCTGTCTTTAAAATATTTGGTGTAACAAGATCTCTATATGCTGGGTCTTTTAGTTTCGTAGCTGTCTTTCCAACTTTAGATAGTCCTTGACCAACACCATAAAATATAGGACCAGCTGCAGCACCGATGCCTGCATTCTTTGCAACCTCACCAAGTGAGAACTCACCAGTTCGTGCAGTACCTTGAATCGCTCCAGATGTTGCACCTGTAGCAGCACCAAGTCCACTCAAGGCAGCCAACCGTGGACCGAGTTTCGTTAACTTTGTTGCAGCGCTAAATGGTATTGCATAATAGATAGGATCACTTGCCATAACACCAACACGTCCTGTCCATACCGCAGCATCATTTTCATACTCACCACTTCTGAATTCTGGAAACTTTTCGTATAACTTTTCTAATCGTTCTTGCTCAATATCTTCAATAGTTTTATTTGGATCAAGTCCTGCTTTCGTTAAACGATACAAGTCACCTAACAAATAAGTTTCTTGTGCAGCGCCGAACTGCATCTTACGCGAGATCGATGGTTCTAAATCTTCTATACCGGCCATTAGTAAAATACCCTTTTAGTTTGTGCTAACGGTTCTGGTTCGTAGTCCATCCGTAGCTGAATTAATCCTGACTGCCTAAAACGCATCAACGCTTGCGTGACCGTATCGACGTAGTCATCATTCTCACCATACGGGAAAGCGGCGCATTCTTCAATAACTTCTTCAGCAAATGTTCTACCCTCAGGATAAAACACCATACCGGATTCAAACATTGGTGCAATAGAATTGACCCTTGTATGTTTATCGTTACCTCTGGTCGGAGTATAATTAGTAACGGGTATACCAGCTCGACGCAGTTCATCGGACAACGGCATGCCACTTGCTTTAGCTTCAACTAATACCATCTCTGGTTCCCAGTAATTATATTCTTTAAGCGCTGTTTCTTTAAGCTCGGTAAACTCCCACCGACCACGGCGCGCGTCCAACAAAATTAATGCAGGTCGTGCATCATCTGGAGAGAATACTCCCCATGTAGTAATAGCAGAGTAATCTGCCGTTTCTTTTTTACTAAATGCAGTATCATAGGATTGAATGATGTAATGCAAGTTTGGCGTATCTTTTTCTGCCCAAGGTTTCCACCACTCACGTTTTAAGATTGCACCTTCCTCGGACGTTGGCCGTTGCATCCATTGCGCGTTCCATTTTGTAATTGCAAGTGATGCTTTAACAGATTCTAATTCTTGTAGCTTCCAATACTCAGGCCATGTTGGTAGACCACTGTCCATGATTGCCGGAAACTCCACCACTTCCCATTGGTCAGCTTTAGGTTCAACTTGTGCTTTCATCAAGTTACCAGTCAGATCAATTGTTGACCACCTAGTCATAACAAGAACGATTGCACCACCAGGTTGTAAACGTTGCCGAGGACCCGATGTATACCACTCGTATGCATTCTCCATTGCCGTTTCCGATAATGCATCTTGCTCTGAATGCGGATCATCAATAATTAACAAATCTGCACCACGACCGGTAATCGCACCGCCGACACCAGCTGCAAAGTATTCGCCACCTGCACTGGTATCCCAACGACCTGCAGCTTTTGAATCTGCTTGGAGTGCTGTTTCTGGAAATATTTTTTTATAATCTGACGAGTCAATTAATTGTTTTGTCTTACGACCAAACCTTTGTGATAACTCTGCAGTGTGTGATGTTTGAATAATCTTGGTTATTGGATTACGGCCCATGATAAATGCCGGTAACATAAATGATGCAAATTCAGATTTGGTATGTCTGGGTGGCATATTTACAATTAGACGTTTTAGGGTCCCATCCGCAATTCTATCAAATTTTTCCGCTATGATTCTATGGTGGGTCCCTTCCACAAAATCCGGCCACATAAATTTTACAAAACTCAAGAAGTTTTTTTGTGCATCGTGGGTCCTCTTTAAGTTTTGTTTGCGCTCTAAGAGCTCTGCAAACAACTTACGTTTTTCAGGAGTTAAATCAGTTAATTGATCTTTGAAATCTTTTATGTCCATGTTCTATGTATAGATTATTATATATATACGTAATAATAAACATCCTTTTCTAAAAAAGGGGTGTTGCATTTTTACAACACTTGTTTCATTTTTGCAACAGGTTACAGGTACCCTAAGCGCCCGCAGGGCGCCGCTTACCGCGAGCGCAGCGAGCTGTTGCATTTATGCAACAGTCAAGCTTTATTTATACTAAGGCTAGTTATAACGTTAGCTATAACTAGCCCGAGAAAGCCCCGAGGTCTAACGACGACGGGAAACTGTCAACCGGTCATACAATGCAAAGTATGCATTAATAACTCCATTCGTCCACTCGATTGCTTCGCTAACCGTCATTCGTTGGCTCTCGTCAACTGAACGTTCATTGGATACAATCTTATATGGATAGTCATAATCTCTCATATATTGTAGTTCGTAGTCCGTGTTCAAATACTCATTAATCTTAATTAATCGAGCTTCGACTTTCTTTGCCGTGTTTCTCATTGCTTTCTCCTTTGTTTTTTAAATAGTCTACGAAGCCTTTGTATTCTTCTTGCATACTCTCGCCATAACATTTAGACCACGCCTCTATTATTTCTTCTAGTGTGTATTGCATTGCTTTCTCCTTTGTTTTAATATGCATATTATAGCATATTAAAGTATAATTGTCAACGGTTAATTTAAATTAAATTCCCCAACCAATTGATAATACAAATCGCGCTGGGAAGTATAGACCTCCCAGCACAACTAAAGTAATCATGAAAGTATTAGTTGACATCGTTCAAGCCAAGAGCTTTATCTTCTTCAGCGTCTATTTCACTTTCAAACTTAAAGCTTGATGGAAACGTAACTACTTTAAATGTGTAATCGCGTTTGCCTTGTTCGTCTGCTTCCCTTTGCTTACAGTCTGCAAAGTCAACGGCTAACGAATAATCATTACTATGCATTTCTATTTCGTATGCATAATCTGAGTAGTCAATTCTTCTGTAGTCTTCTTTTATTACTAAGTACATAACTTTCTCCTTTGTTAATTAATATCTGTAGTATAGCATATTAAAGGATATAAGTCAAGAAGAAAAAAAATTAATTTTCTTCCGTCCCACCCTCTTCCACCCTGTCATTGTACATTATTTTTTGTCCGTTGTCAAGTATTTTATAGCATTTATTTACGGACAACGATTAACGATTGAATGAACATTCAAGCGTCAAGCGTCAAGCGTCAAGCGTCAAGCGTCAAGCGTCAAGCGTCAAGCAACGAGCGCAGCGAGGTGTTGCATTTTTGCAACACTTACCCCACCCACCATCCCTGGTAGTATATCACAGATCGTTGACATTGTCAAGCATTTTCTAGCATTAATTGTGGATAACTTTTAGTTTAGAATGATTCTAAACTAGGTTTTTAATCTTAATTGATATTCAACATTGAGCCATTGTTCGTCGTCCTTTATATCATTGACAACGGCTAACGGATTATGGCCCACGAATTTAGTTCGTGGGCCATTGATAATTGTATGTTCAAAAAGTTTTACGGACGACTGACAACGGGTGCTAATCATAATAAATTTCTTACCATGATTTACTTTATGCCATGCGACTTGATGAGGTGAAAACTTAACTGTTTTATTATCGTAAGTTATTTTTAATTCAACTGTAAAGAAATTAGAATTTTCGAGGCTGCCTAATAGATCAGGAATACCATTATTAATAGCATTTTCTATTCTATTCCAGTAGATTGAGGGAGTATGCTTTTTTATAATTCGCCATAGTTTAGTTTCAGGTTTCATGCCTAAAACATACTATGATTTTTAGAATAACATCAAGATTGAAAGTGCGCATTTAATGTGAGAAAGAAAGTATGCGTCAAATTGCCAAAAAAGAATCATGCTTTCTTTCTCTATCAGCTATGGTGTATCCAACACAACTGAATATTTTATATGCTCCCATATAATACTTTAAATTCTTCTTTTGCTTTCTCAATGTCAATTTCTTCTTCTTTATAAAATCTTCTTTCTCTATTAACCCAACGAACCCAACGATCAAAATTAGTCTGGTAATCTTGGTCAATATTATATTCAAACTTTAAATCTTGTCCTATGTGATTTGTCATTTATTTAAAAAATATTCTTTCAAATTATCTATCTTTATACATTCGCTTAAATCATAGTGTTGATCTGCTATAAACGAGCAATCCCCATTATATGAATAATAATTGCCCTCGTCATCTTCTAGTATTAAATCATATACTGTTAAACTAGGTAATTCCATTAGTCCTCTAAGTCCCTTTCAATACCTGAAATAATATTTCTTGAAACTAATCTATCAACTAAATAAATCGAACCTAGTTTTTTATGTTTAATATCTTTTGTTTTATTTTGCCACCACTCGCGCCCTTGACTATCTGTGGGGTAGAACCCCACTAGATAGCCATAATCTTGAATTATAAAATTATTCAAAGTCATATTAATTAACCATAGCAAAGTCTTGGCTTGGTGTTGCAACAACAACTGTATCAGGTTTTTTAACATCAATGTTATTAATAGCCTGAGATAGTCTGGATTTGGTATCTTCACTAACAATAGATAATTCTCGACTTATCACATTGTTTTCAAAGTTTACACATTCCCTAACATTAGTCCAATATTGCTCTACATCTGCAATAAATTTTGACTGTTCAATGATAGAGTTCATATCAGTTATAAGCTGATACTTAACTTTCCAAAGTTCTCTATGCGCGTTAGTTAATCGAGATTGAGCTTGAGCCCAAACTTTAAGCATATCCCAATCTGATTGCCTTGACATCATCATACATCTTGAATGACAACTACCACTTACAACAACTTTTCTATACTTGCCAAAGTCATTGTTTGATTTTTCTTTCTGGTTTGCTCTATATGTATGGTGATAGCTATAATCATCTAATAGTGCAAAGTCCTCATAAGTTCCATTAGCTTTAGCAATAGAAGGATAGCTTTCTTTCATATCGCCTATAGCTTGGTGATAATGAGGATTTTCTTGTCTTTTGGTTTCGTCATATTCAACTTGTAGTGTAGCTTGATGGCCTCTCGCTTGTAGTTCATTATGATATAGCGCGTTATATTCATCTGGTTTCATAGTCCAATTAAATTGCGCCTCGCTATCATCACTAAACGAGGGTTTAAAGTAAAAACAACTATCGCTTTCAGTAAAGCTACCATAACCACCCGACCTACTATATTTCTGTAAAATTTTCATATCGGCCATTGGAAAATTAGCTTCAACATTTGGGGTAATTACATTATCCCAAACATCTGATCTAACAGTTCGATAGTTTTCTTGCGCCTCTTTCAAGTCCTCGTCAACTTGTAAAGGCATATTGTTATAGACTGTATTCGCCCACTCTTTTTTAAGAGCTTGTCGTTTCTGCGAGTTCAGTCTGATTTTCTCTAGTTCTGGCATTGTTGCCCTCTCTTTCTTTTATTTGTTTATAAATTGGGGTTAATATATCTGTGTGTTTACACAGAAAACTCTCCATACACCCTCTACTATGGAAAACTCTATCATGTGTAGGATTTTCTGTCCATGTCCATCTCTGTTCTTCTTCGTTCCAACAACCCGTACTGGAAGGATAACCAATATAATTGTTATCTGTTGGATAGAAAACTTTATCGCAAGTTAAACAATATTGTTTCATGCTACCAACTACAAGAATAAAAGACTTTGTTTCCATCTTTTAATTCTTGCCTAGCCCATTTAACAAAATTTAAATCTTGCGCTTTATTTTCTTCGCAGCTTTCCTCTTGAAATTGTTGTCCCCAGAAAAATCCGTCATCAGCAAAGAAATCATAATATTTATTCTTAATTGCCTCGCTAAGTTTTTCTAAGTCCTCAAGATTTAATTCAAGATTAGCCTCGCCATTAAAACCAAGTCCATAAGAGCCCTCGTTTGCGTCTGGGTTTTTCTCTCTATATAAATCTCTCATAAAGACTTGCAACCTTGCATGTTTTCTCCACTCGTATTCAATGTTGCTATAATCTTCCTCAGTCATAGCTCCATTAAGTTTGCTATCTTTATTTCTCGAGTATGCGTATTGATCTAGTCCCATTTATAACCTCTCTTTCTGTTTTTATGTTTTTTAGGATTTTATTTAAGATATAATTTTCCATATCTTTCTCAGTATCAATTTTTTGATAAATCTTATCTTCTTCGATAAGCTCGTTATACTTGCTATCTACAAGTTTAAATTCTTCGCCTCGACTAATCTCAATAATCTTATCTATATTAACAGTTCTATATCCCTCTTTATCATTATCGAATACTATAATTTGAGTTTTATTAATGTTTGGATTTTTAATTTTAGCTAAGTCAATTTCATGTAATATAGCTTGAGGCATTTCTCTTATAGTTCCATCTTTTTTAAAGTACGAAACATAAAAAGGTTTTTCACCTACTAATTGTTCTATTGTTTTATTTGTTGTTATCATTTTTTGTCTTTCTCTTTCTTTTATAATATAGCATTATACAGTATTTAAAATATTTGTCAAATAAAAAATATCCTTGTGTTTCATACTCAATGTAAAGGGTAAGAAACATTTTTAATATTCTTGTCCCAACATCTTCTGCAATCAGCGCATTTTCCATTATTTTTATATGCTGGGCAATCAGCATTTTTAGTTAAAACTGTGCTCGTCAATGGCCATGATTTAGGCGCATTACAATCAACTTTAATAGCTGACAATCTTATTATTAAATTATCTGGAACATCTTCTTTTTTTACTTGCGCTAATATCTGACTTTCTCTTGTAGGCAACCAATGCTTTATACTTGGTGTTGCCTTGCATACCTCAAATATCTTTTGCAAGTGTTCCAAGCTTTGAATATCCCCACTATCATGCCAACGAAAATATTTTGATTTTTTACTGTTGATTAATACTGACATAGCAAACACCCACTCAGGATTGCTAATTGCTTTATATCTTCTTTCCATAGCATTTTTAACACAAGGAAAGTTATACATGCCTTTAAGCGCATAACAATCATAGCAAGTAGTCCCTTTGATCTTTGCCATTTTAGAGCCCGTTATACATCTAGTAGCTGGTAAATTGTAAGAATGACAAGGCATTTTAGAAGTTCTGCTTAATTTTCCTACAATGTTATTGGCCTCTTTACTATTCATTTTCATACTTAATTAATTGCTCCACTAATTCGTTTAATTCTTCATAAACATAAGAAATCATAACATTTCTTGAAGCTTCTTTTATGTTAAAAGCCATGCCTCGAGCCTCTAATAATTTTTTAAATAGTTCGCTTTCTTTATCGTTCATTTTTTATCAAAACTTTTTTCTTTATATAAAGTGTTATGTTCTTCGTTTGTTATTCTAATTGTGCCTACAATATTTTTTCCTAATTTATTTTGATACTTTAAAATTCTCACCATGTGCGCAAAGCCTTTAGGATTATCCA